CTCCTTTATATTGTTTTTAACAATTGACTCATTATTGTCAATCGCTGTTTCAAGCGTTTCGCTTGAAGTTTCTGGGGTTTCGGAAACATCTTCAGATTTAGCAAGGTCTGTAGAACCAATAAACTTGTTTAAAATTGATTTAACTGTCATAGCTTTTTCTGTATCCTTTGTCTCAACAAAACCAATATTTTTCATACTGACTTCACATGATGGGCAACTTGAATCATCAACTTCTGAAAGTCTGACGATACCGTCATTCTCACACCAGTAGACATTTTCAAGGTCTGCTTTTGCAATTATACCATCTATTTGTGCATCCTTATTAATCTTCTGAATTGACACAACATTTGCAAATTGATTTGCTGGATTATCTACCAAAGATAATTCATTAAGTTCATAATCTTTAACTACTCTAATTGTTTTAGCAACTTTTTCATCATAGGCATTTTCTGAATCTTTAATTATTCCGCCGATTGAAAAACCTGAAAGAGTACCATCAAGTACCTTTTCCCAGGTATCTTGAGCACCTTTAGAAATATAAGCATCTACATAAACACCATTATAAAGTCTATCTGTAGACTTATCAAAAAACTTTTCTTGTCTAAAATTAACAACTTTTCCAACTGCAATAGATTGATGCATTTCTCTTAGATTGCCACGGAACATTTCAAAGGCTTTTATACTAACATCAGTAGGAACAATATCTGCTTGTTTGTCAATGTTATCAAGCGTAGCAAATCCAGAAACGATTCTACGCTCTACATCCACTTTAGCGATTGGCATAGATAACTTTATATCATCGTTATCTGAAGTCCAATAAGCCTTGCTTAAATTAGTCATGTTAATCCTATTATATATGTATTTTTTATATGTTTATAATATTGTTATATTATACTACAGATCTTCCTTCGCCACCAGGATTTCTTCCTGTTGTGGTTGCAGATGAATCTGAAGCCTGATCAGTTCTTTGCTGATCTCTTTGTCTTGTACCAGCCATTTGAGCATTTTGCTCTGCACGTTGTTGAGGGGTCATAACTACTGGAGTATCTCCTGATGGAACTACTGGAAGTCCAAGTCTAGGTCTAATATCATTCGGAACAACAACTTGTGCTCTTAGATATCTTTCATCAATTTGACTTTGAGTATTTTCATCAGTCAAAGTTAATTCATTAAACTTTAATAAAAGAATGTCTGTCTTTTCTTTAATAAGCTTGTTAATTGTTTTTTCTAAATTCTTTTGGGCTGGTCTTGCTACCTGCTCTTTAAATGTTCTATCAGATACAAGTGCTGATGCAATTGAACTACCAGGATCTGAACCAACTTTAGAAATTGGAACTTGATGTGCCATAAGAATATCGTGAACATTTGAAGTTCTGTATTTATCAAATGATCCTTCTTGAATTCCATTTTCAACTGGTTCCATTTTAAATTCAACCTTGTTATCTGGACCGTCTCCAGGAAGCGGAATATAAAGAGTTCTATGATTCTGTCCACGAAGACCAGACTGCAGGAATCTAAATAACTTATCTTCTGCTTCTGAACTTAGCTTTGCACCCTTTAGTGTAACAATATATCTTGGAACTGCTTTGTTTTCAAAGTAATCAATATTATATCTTGCAGCAAGGTGATCTCCAACTACTGAAGTTGCAGCAGATACAACATCTGGAACTCCGTAGTAAGTGTTCTTTGGACTATATTTTTTAATGTGAATAAGTTCATTTGGTCTTTGATCTGTTGTAACTGGATTTACTGTTTTTTTATCTTGAAAGTTTTTAAAGAAAACAACTCTTTGATTTACAATTTGAACATAGCCATCACGCATACGTCTTACACGAACAGTCGTTGCAGGGATGTGACCAATGTAGCCAATCTCTCCAGTATTCTTTCTTCCAATTTCAATATATCCATTTCCAGTTGCTTCATAGTCTGTCATTGCTTTTTCAAGAACATGGGTAAAAGTATCTTCATCATTTAATTCTTCAAGCCAATTTGCAAGGTCAGACTTTGCTCTTTCAACTTTTCTTTGTGCTCTAACTCTTTGGTTTGTATCGTCAATCTCTTCTATTCTTGCTTTAACAATATCAGACATTATAAAACCGTATCCAAGACCAACTGTGTTTGCAACCTTTGCATTAATTGCAGCGTGGTTTGCAAATGAATTATCAAAAAAGAATGCTAGTTCATCAAGATTGTAAGGTGGTAAAACAACGTCAAAAAGACCATAGGCTGTAGTAATGTCTTGTTCTGGAAATAACTGTTTAGACTTTGCACCATCTTGACCAGTGTAGGCTTTATTCATTCTTGTGATTCTACGTTTAAAATTTGCATCTATGCCGTCAAAAACTTTTACAAGATCGGCTTCGGTCATAAAGTCATCTGTTTTATTTGCAGTTGGCTTATTTTTATCTAGATTATCAATTCTAGCAATAACTTCATTATTCATCTCCATGTGCTTTTAGCCCCTTTGCAGCATCTTGGAAAGCACCAACGTCAAATTCACTTGGTATGTATCCTTGTTTCATCCTGTCAATCTGAACAGAATGCTCTTCATCTGTAATTCTTGTTACCCCTGCCATAAACCTTGCTTCTCCTGGACCAGCACCATAGTGTGCTGCAGCTTGAGTAATTCTATTAATAGCAGCTATATCATATTTTCGGGCTGGAATATTCATAAAACTTCCATTGCCATCTCCAAATATTTTTCCTGTTTCTGTTTTCCAAACATATATTCCGTATTCAGCACTGTCTTCTACGACTCTTACTTTTGGCTTGTTTGGCAGTTTTTGTAATCCTTCTATATAATCCATGACATCATTGTACCATAAAATATGGTTTAAACCAAAAATACATCCCAGGTCACGTCATTTATGACTACAACAGAGTCATGGCTAACAGTAACCACACTGTTATCATCAACAACTCCAGAAGAAAGACCAGCATAGGTATTAAAAATTTCTTTTGCATCTAAAGAAAGCAAACTTACTTCTCGTGATTGCTCATTTAAAATTGTAGCCCAGGAAGAGGATGCAGACCAGTAACCCCAGCTTTCATTTATAGCAGCGTTGTTTTCATTATCAAGGTTATCTGAAATTAATGACCAATCATCATAAACAGATAGGTTTTGTTTAAGAGAATTTAACTCTATAAAGCTTGCAACGTTATCTACTTTTACTCCAGAATATATTTCTATTTCTCCAATAGAGGAGTCTAAGTAAATTGGATAGTGATCTTCTGTAGGCTCTTTTTCAAAAGATATAGCAATATAGTTCCAAGCCAATGGCTCAATTACTATCTTATTAACTAAATTTCCGTTTAAAAAGAATCTGGTGTTACTAAATTCTGTTCCAGTGCTAGAATCAAAAATGTTTAAAAAGGCTCTTTTGCCATCATCTTCAGGATTTAAAATAATGTCATATGAATCACTAGAATTAAATATTTTACCAATTTTCTTTCTTTCAGTAAACACATTAGACTCGTTGTACATTAAAAACATTTGTAGTCCAACAACTTCTTGATTAGTTTTTAGTGAATCATTTATTGGAATAGCAATTCCTTTTACTAAATTTTCATCTATATCTGGCAAAACTTCTATTCCAGAATCTCCAGTTAAATACAAGTATGGTGATGACTCGGTATTAATAACTACTGGGATATTTCTTTTATAAACATACTGATCTTCATTTTTAACTATTGGATAAAATTTTCCTCCACTAGGAGTATTGATTGAATAGAATTGCCCTTCATCAAAAGACAGTGAAGCAAATCCCATATTCTTAATCTTTACATTTTCTGTATTTACCCCCTTGGAAGAAACTTCAATATGAACAGTTATATAGTAATTGGTAAAACCAGATATATCTTTTGGTGGATAAATAATAGTTCCATCATTAATCTTATACTTTGTATTTTGTGAAGAAGTAATTTCTCCTAAATCTAATATTTTATTCATCCCGATATTTTCTACATTTGTAAACTGAGTATATACCACTTGACCAATTTCAACAATGTTCTGTAATGTTATGTAAACCTTTGTTGATAGAGAATCTTGATAAGTTGAAGATGTTTCGTTATATTTTGAAAATATTGAAGTTGGAGTGTCAATATTAAATTGTAATAAATCTAAGTCATACTTTATTTTACCGTTAGCCTGAGTTATATACTTTCCAAAATAAGATAGGGGTATTGAATTTTCCCAATATCCTGAAACTCCTACATCTAAAATTATTGAAGTGTTTGTTGTTTTTGGCAGCAAGGTATAAGATCCAATGTATTCAAAAAGGTCCTCATTAAAGTTTTTAATTGCTATGCCAGATGAATTAAATATTTGAGAGCCATCTTTATCTGTAAAGAAATCATTGTTAAGTGTTAAAGAAAATATTTTTCCAAGAAAGGTTTCTTCTTGATTTCCTGCAAAGTTTAAAGAAAGAGATTCTGGTCTTGAGAAAAAAGATCCAACAGTTGAGTAATATGTTTGCTCAATTTTATCAAAGTCAATACCTACTGCAAAGTATGAGCTTGTATCAATAGATGCTGAATTTAAAATAGTTTCATTATAAATATACTGAATACTTCCAGAGTTTATTGCTACTTCAAAAATATTACCATCAAAATTATTTGAAATATACATTAAAGATTGCCTTGTTGAAACATCGCTTGAAGACTTCAGTATTGAGTGTATAGATCTTGTCTGGGATCCTGTTTGATTTAATTTTGAAAAATAAATTGTTCCATAGGAGTTGCTCGCTGCATATAAATTATTTGGATCCATTAAAATATATGGATGTTGTTCATTTTGTATTGCATAGTTATCTTCATAAAAACCTGAAGTAATTAAAGATTTTTCAAAAGCTGTTGATGCTGAATTGTTATTAAATATAATTTCTGGCAATTGATATTCTGGTAAAGTAATACCCTTATCATCTGCTACAAGGTTGTTATAAAATCCATCATTCCATTTGCTTCTATCTGGATATCTTATTGTAGAACTATATCCAGAAAATGGGAAATCTACATATGACAGTGTTCCATTTTTTGATGCAATAATGTTTTCTTGTTCTTGAACACCCTGTCCAAATACATATCTTTTCTTTGCAACCTGCTCTGCAACAGCGTATGGAAATATTGAAAATGAGTCTATTTCAAAAAGATATATAAATTCATTTGTATAAAATCCTAAATAGTCTTCATCTTCTATTGGAAAGGTTGAAATATCTAAAGATTCAATTGTAATTGATATTACCTTTTCTCCGTTAATCATTAAGAATATTTCATTTTGGCTCTGGCAAAAATGAACTAGCATCGGTCTGTACCATTTTCCAATAAAATAAGACTTGGAATAATTTCCAACATTTACAGTTATAAAATCTCTATCAACATATATTCCATCTTCTGATGCAAGTGGACCAAATATTCTTTTTCTTGTAAGTGTTTCAGGACTAACTCTTAGCCAAAATTCTGCTGTAAGTATTTTATTAGACCCATATTGATTTAAGAATCCTTTTCCAGGAAATACTAGTGATGGAATTTTATAATATTGTTCATAGTCTAAGTATGAGAAAGCATTTCCTCCATCAAAGAACTCTGAATAAGATGATGAAGCAGAGCCTCCGTCAAACAATAGTTCTTCCACAGAAGACGCATCAATTTCTGAATCATCAACAATAATATTATTTTTATTTATTTTAATATTTCCAGAAGATCCATAGACCATTGGTATAGATGATAGATTTGCAAAAAGAAAATTGTTTACAGATAAAATGTATCCGTGATCTGATTCATCGTTAAAACCATATG